CATCATAAGGTAGACCCATCCTGCGATGAATAGGATTAGTATTTGTAAATCTATAACGAGAGTAAAAAGGAACTTGAATTGACAAGCCTGATTGCGTTTTTTGATTAGTTAATGCCGATCCATTTTTACCGATGTTAGATAAAGAATCCAATATTGTGCTTTGTTTTACCTGACTAGTATTTGAAGTAGTGGAAGTAAAGGACCTTTCATAATAAGCTGGATAAGTATGATATGTTCTACTAAAAGATATGTTATCAGATCCTGTTGAGGCATTAGTTGTATAATTAAAATCATAATTATAACTTCCTCTCTCACCAACAAAACATGGAGCAAATAAATTGCAAACTAGTTCATTCACATAATTAAAACCAAAACTCCCAACAGCTACTGTAGATACGGCATCTGTTGTGGTGTTGGCTAGATCATATCCTGCATATAATGGTTTTCTCGATAATAGCGGTGTCCATACTGAAGCAGAACTAGTAGCTACACTAGGACCAACTAAAGATGTATAAAAAGCTCTTCTTCTCATTAATGCTCTCATTGAAGAAATTTTCTCTCCCATATAAACTTTATGTAAATTTTGAGGAGGTTTAATTTCAACATCAGCTATGTTGCATTCCTTGACCGTCACTTGTCGTTCATCAGTTTGAATTTGAAGGTATGATCCATAAGCTACTTGTTGTGGATCACGAGGAGCAGCAAAATCAGCATCTTCCATAGATGTCTCAACGTAAACAAGTACATCAGCACTTGCCACTGGTGAAGTTTGATTTGTCAATACTTTAAGTATCAACTTGCCATTATGTCTATTTTCAGAAAAGGAAGCCACTGTTGCTGTACCACACGGTATATTTGCTATAATTGGATCAAACCCCAAGTACAAATGTGAAGTTGGTTGCATAAATGGCACTTTAATTATAATTTCACTCTCCTCAGCTAAGTCTACTATGCGACTATAATTTGTGGTATAATCGAAATTAGAAGCAATCCCATGAACAGGATCCCAAAGAATAGCTATACGTCCTCTATGGTACTGTGAACAAATAAATTTGAATCTGTAAACCATAGTCCCTCGCCAATAGTTGAAATTCTTAGCAACTAAAGCCATAGGGGGATGATAACATGGATCAATTGAATTTAAAGTATAAACACCATCTACACCTAATGAAAGATTTGGTGTGACATTAATTTCACATATCACATCCCCTGGTGCATCGGTAGATAACCAATTTCTGAGGGAGAAGACATTTTTCTTACTACATAGGTATTGAATAGCTAATTCATCTGTTCCATCACCACCCGCTATGCGATTATCAATAGTTAATTCATTTTTCGGATCAAGGGTCAATTTCTCTTGAGGTGTGGATATCTCACTGGAAGCAATACCATGAAAGGGTAGATTCTTAAAACCCGTTACATCATCTATAACTGGGACATTTGTAAAACCAAATATGCTAGCTATCGCTGATATCCCTCTGGCACCAATTGATGTTGCTAGTGCATAGGGCTTAAGTAGCGGTGGTATAGCTCCTACAGCAAGGTCCATTGTATCTGCTACAGTAGTAGCTATAGATGAAATTTTACCAGCCTGACGATATTCATCAGTTTGTAGAGGTAATTCAGAAGTTGGAGCTGAAACAACAACATCTTCTGCCCAAGCAAAAACTTGAAGTGTAACATCAGTTCCTATTGTTGAATTTGCATTATACAAAACGTCTGTTGATGTTATGACAAATTCTCCCATATTAGAAAAATCAGAAGCGACACCAATTTTTAACCAATTAGCTTTCCAGATAAAAGGTAGTGTCATCTCTCCTCCTTGATTTTTGGAGGGTAAGATATCTATACGCTGTCTACAAGTACTGGCCATAAAAGAACCAACTCTTTGTGTTGAGTTGTGTAGTCTTCCGGGATCATATCCTCCTCCAAACATTGGTTGGTACAAGCATACAGCATACCCATAATAAAAGGGTGAAGCATTAACCACTACTCGGACTTTCAAATTGCAGTTAATATAGCCATAATTTTGTAACTTTCGAGTGATACTAGGTTTATTAAAATACAAAAACCAGGGTTTTATAATTGAAAGAACACTTGAACCTTCTGTCCATATTATGGTGTCTATGAGTACAGGACGTTTTAAGAAATCAGATAATTGTGCATTAACTGAAAAACCATCTCGGAATGACTCATCTACTATAGAAGGAGCATTGGTTATAGATACAGGAGTATTATCTCCCATAGCCATTATCTCATGGTTGTCTTCACTTGTATCTATCTTCTCATTCGACATTAGTATTTGATCTGTTTGAATTTGCAGATCAACTGTTCGTGAATTAAACAAACAATCTGTATTGTTTGAAAAATCTGAGTAATCCAAGTTATCATCTGCATGATAATTTTCACAACAGTAAATAAGTCTCGCGTAATATTCTCGGCAATTGTTGCAGAGCGCGAGAGATTCATTAATTGCAGATTTCGACGGATAAACGCTCGGCGTCTCCGTGACCATGGCTTCTGCGCAGACATGATCTTTGAATTGGGGGGATTGTTTTTGTGCAGGTCGGTGTTTTATAGTCTAATCTAGTTTTATACCCTATATTCTAGACGACTTGGAATCATAGTGTATCAACCAACACTTCTCTAAATAGAGATTTTGAGGAACGCTCTGGTAGATATATATTTATTATCCTCTCTCTCGACTTACAGATTCCATATATCTTGATAAGTAACTATAATAAATAAAGAGTTTTTGGTTTTGTGGACGTGCTCTTAAACGCCCATAGGTAAGAATCTAATTTACGAATTTCTCTCAATGAGATTTTCCGATTCTTTAAATTTTTTAGCGATCTCATCGTATGGAGTGAAAGTATTATCTTTCACCCATATGTTGAGATCTAGAGTATCAACAACTCGTTTAAATAATTCG